GGCGTAAGCCCCAGGGTGCAATTGCACAACACCCTAACCTAAACATGTACGATCTACATGCATGGTTAGTCGTAACAGGCAGAGATCCTGCTTGTTATCCCATTCCAAACCGGAGTTGACCATCGTGAGTTTCAAAACCAAATGGACACGTTTGTCCATTCCGCATGAAGAGTGGTGGGGAGTTCCAGGAAATGTTTTCCCGGATGATCCTCCTCGCTCTTTAACGGATGCTGAAACTCTGACCTATAGTAACGACCTGCTTTTGTCTCAGGGTAACCCACATGGTGACCTTGGACACACATCCCTCGATAGGGGTGGTCCTTTCAGAGTTAAGCGTCGGTTCTATGAGGAACACAACACTGTTTCTGGTAGTTCACCTGCGCATTTCTCTGCGACAGCAGATCCTACTTCGCCTGGCGGAGACCATTTCCATGGTGTCCTAAGGGCTAGGTTCGGATCGGTTGTAAATGACAACTTCCCTGGCGTTCTATCTAGCTCACGCGAACTTCTGCGTGCTCTAGGTGTGACCGCCATCGCAAGGTGTCTTCCAACTAATCCGTTAGCAGACCTTGCTACTATGTTGGGTGAAGCACGAGAGGGCCTTCCAGCCCTGAACGTCGTCCAAGGCCTTGAAAAGAGAGCCGATATCTGCCGAACGGCAGGTAGTGGTTATCTTAACGAGGACTTTGGATGGCGCCCGCTTCTATCCGACATTGCCAAAATTAACAACGCGATTCGCAAATGGGACGAAGTCCTAGATGCTTATCACGCTAATTCTGGCAAACGTATCAAGGCACGATATGCTTTTCCCACGACTCTAGTAGAGTCTGATAAAGAGCAGACTGATGGAAGGACTAGTCCTTCTCTCACTCATCTCGATATCTGGGATCAGTCAGAGGGTAGCCGTTTAACGTACCGTCTCTCGAAGACGGAACGTTGGTTCGAAGGTGCCTTTATGTACCACCTCCCCGAGAATACCCGGGGAAATTCGTACAATAAACGTGCTTCAGATCTGAATAAGATGCTGGGCACCAGGATTACTCCTGAGACACTTTGGAATTTGGCTCCCTGGTCATGGATGGCCGATTGGTTCTTGAACACGGGTGATGTTATCCATAACATCGTCGCGTTCCAGAATGACGGCTTGGTAATGCAGTACGGATACATGATGGAACGGAAAACCGTCATCGATACGTATGAGCTCACCGGAATACGATTTCGATCGTACCCCGGTGATCATCATTTCCGTCAAGTTTTGACCTCTGTGGTCAAAGCTAGGGAACCTGCATCTCCATATGGGTTTGGTGTCACTTTCGACAGTCTGAACGACCGTCAGAAAGCGACGATAATCGCTTTAGGCCTTTCGAGGGCTTAAAGTGAGTAGGATTCTCCATCAGATATGGAGCTTCCTTCGCGAAACCGGTTCTACGATAGATCCGGCTAGCTACATGAGGTCAACGTATGATCTCATGCAATTACACGAAAGAGCTCATCTAATGGCTTTCCCAGATCCCATCGAGATCACTATCGGTACGGACCCAGCCTTCGACCTCAACCGAGTGTCGAGTGGCGACGGTCTTGGTAAGTTCCTGTCGGAAGACAGCAACACCAAGATCACTGTGTCGCACACCTCCACCAAGCGTGGTCGTGTTCGGCGCGTGGCCCGAATCGATAACCAGAAGGTTATTCCGGATGTGTTGCTCTCTGGTAGCAGCAACGTCGTCGACATGAGCGTGTCTCTTGTCTTTGATGTTCCTGCCCAGGGTTACACACCTCTGGAATCCTCCAACGTGAGCGGAGCTTTGCTCAATGCTCTCGTTGCAGATTCTGGTGCTCTCTTGCTCAAGTTCCTCACGGGACAGAGCTAGAGAACGTACTCTCTTAAGGACCTCCTCAGCTTGCTGAGGAGGTCCTGGGAGTGGAAAGCCATATGACGTGGACTCACATACCCCTTTACAAGAAAGAGGAAGTGATGAAAAGCCATATGGAGCTGTTACGTGTGCTACTCAACGAGTTGGGTAGCAGATGTTGCACAAGCACCACGCGCGATCTCTTTGAGATCGAGCGTCGAGTTAATCACGAGGGGTTGTCGTTTCTTACGATAACCTTGCCACAATTCTGCAAGGACTTTGAGAAGTCCTTGGACAGAGGTTGTGTCAGCTCGGACGTCTTTCTGAGTTTCAGAAAGACGCAGTGTCTCCCGAAGTTCATGTCGGGTTTCACTAGCCTCGTGTTTGACAAGTGTAGTGGACAGTTGCTCGATGTTCCTAACATAGATGCAATTCATGCTGTTCGGCAAGTAACTCTGCTTCACAGCAAGATGCTTCTCCCTTGTAGCGATACTAGGGTAGAGGCTGCATTTAATGCTTACATCGAGTGTGAGAAGTCACTCCAGGGATTTCGTTCCATGGTTGATACTTCACATCTCGTGGAGTTTCAGCGCATGGCCGAATTCTTGTTCGGTAAGATGTACTCCAAAATGGATAGGGATATCTATTTGGGTAACATCGTACCAAAACATGGACCCGGTTCAACCGCGGAACGTATCTTGGGTAACCAAAAATACGTTCAGACGACTTGGACCGAGAGGCTAGAGAGTTTGTTTCCGTTCGCGGAATACGCGCTCCCTAATCTTCGTCATTACAATTATGACGATCCACCTGTTGAGTGGCTCGAACCCGGAGCTGAGACACCTGTAAGGGTGATATCAGTTCCTAAGACGCTGAAAACACCGCGTATCATTGCGATTGAGCCGGTTTGCATGATGTACATGCAACAAGCTCTCTCGGAAAGATACGTTGTGGGAGTAGAGAAGGATGACTACCTTCAACACTTCCTCGGATTCCGGACCCAAGAGCCTAACCAGCTTATGGCTATGGAAGGATCCAGAGATGGATCTTTGGCTACGCTAGATCTTAGCGAAGCATCCGATCGTGTTTCCAATCAGCTCGTTATTCACCAAACTGAAAGTTGGGCATGGCTTTGCCATGCACTCCAAGTCAGTAGGTCAACGCGGGCTGATGTACCTGGTCATGGGATTCGTTCCCTAACCAAGTTTGCATCTATGGGTTCAGCTCTTTGTTTTCCTTTAGAAGCTTCCGTCTTCTTGACGTGTATCTTCTTAGGAATTCAGGAAGAGCTCAACTGCCGCTTTACCGATAGAGCTGAGCTTGCTCAGTTCATCGGCAAGGTGCGTGTCTTTGGTGACGACATCGTCGTCCCCAAAGAATTTGTGCGTGCTTGTGTTGGTAAACTAGAGCTCTTCGGAGCAAAGGTGAACCACGACAAATCATTCTGGACCGGGAGGTTCAGAGAGAGTTGCGGTAAGGAATACTATGACGGCCACGATGTCTCCATCGTGAAATTCCGAAAGGTATTCCCTACGCACAAGCGGCACGTTAGCGAGTTGGAGAGCTTCGTCGCTTTCCGCAACAATGCCTACATGGCAGGGTTGTGGAAAACTGCGACGTGGTGTGACGAACAGTTGAAAGGGTTGATTCCCTTTCCTACTGTTCTTCCGACCTCCCCCGCTTTGGGTAGACATTCTCTTATCTTCTTCGAAGAACAGAGAATGTGTCCTAACTTACAAAGGCCCCTTGTCAAGGCCCTTGTTACAAAGGAAAGGATTCCTCAGGATCATCTTGAGGGTCCTCACGCCCTTCTTAAGTACTTCTTGAAGCGCGGTGATGAACCGTTTGCCGATTTGAAGCATTTAGAACGTGCTGGACGTCCTGTAGCCGTCGACATCAAGCTCAGGTGGGTTTCTTCCTACTAGAGGAAGAATGAGGCCGAAAGGCCTCGGTGTGCGGAACCCGTGCATCTCGTTTCCCATGGTTG